TTCGGTGAGTATTACGTTGTTTACGATGAATTGTATCCAGGTCGAGCAGACGCTGACACACTGGCTCCGATGATTAAGAGCAAGATACAAGGCTATCCGATCTATCGATTCATTATCGACCAGCGTGCAGGTAAGCAAACGACGATGGGCTTTGCGTTATCAGTTGCTGACAACTACTCGCGAACATTCAAAGAACACAACATCCACAGCATCTTGACGGGGCATCACTTTATGTGGGGTTCGCCCAATGTGGAGTCTCGCATCATGCGATTGCAGTCGTGGATGCATGTGAACAATAAAGCTGGCTCCTTTCCGTATCTTCGGATTGTAACTCACAAGTGTCCGAATCTCTGTAAGCAATTAGAGGACTACATCAAAGAGGAGCGATTGGATAACGAGGTTGGTGATCGACCTGCGAAGTATCAGACGATCGACTTAGCTGTGGCGGCGGAATACTGGTGTGCCAGTTTTCCAAAGTGGTTTCCAGTTGCAGGGAAGAATATAGGGGGAGGATCCCCCGCGTTTCAATTGTTTCAGCAGTTGCAAGCGTCTTCATCGTCTCGCAAGAAGCCAGATGATAATTCGGTTTTGCTTGGCACTGCGCTTACCCCCTACAAGGTTTGAACATGTCGCTCAACAAAAATTTTGATGGATTGGCTCCGGTTGGTTTGCCAATTCTGTGGTGTCCTCCACATGCTCCCGATGATGTCGTCCCAGGGATCGTGTCGGATTCGTTTCACAATGGCGTAGTGTCAATCAATACATTTCCAACGTCCAAGAGGAGTGGTGGTGGCTTAGTGACTAGCGTGCCGCACTTAAGTGATGCAAGGCTGTTCGTTGATGGCAAGCCCACTGAATTGGCGAAGCGAACTGGTTGGTGGATGTTCCCCAAGTGGTATGAGGATCTGGTTGAGGTTCGTGGTGTCCCTGATCGCAAGTCTGGTAAGGTCAAGGAAGCTAACTAATGCTTGAGATTCGGGGTAGGCTTGAACGACTGGTGAGTGTTTGGTTGACGAGGATTGAGCAAGCTCGTAAAGCGAGAGAGCCCTTTCGTCAGACCGCTGACATTTGCCGGAACTTCTATCAGGGTACGTGCGGCTTTATGTGGGACGATACGTTCCGCAGTAAGTTCTTTAGTAACCTGCCAGCCCCTCAGTTCAAAATGACGATAGCAAAAGCTTTTGAACTTGTCAGCGTGTTTGGTCCTTCACTCTATTGGGACTATCCTGGTATCTCTGCTCGCCCTTACGCTCGTCTAGACATTGAGCCCGATGTCATGGGTGATCCTGCCGATCCTGCCACGGCACAGAGGTACCAGGATTTTTTACAGCGATATGAAAGTAATCGCAGGCGAAATAAGACTCGTTGTTCACTCATGGAGCAATACCTGTCTTATGCTCAACGTGAGCAGCCTAATGGTGGGTTGATTGCTGAAAGCCAGCTTGCGATTACAGAGGCTTTGATTACTGGGCGAGGTTGCCTGTGGACGGAGAAGTATCAGTTCCCAGGTAGCGAGCGAGTGCTGACTAGATCGGTGTTCGATTCTTGCTTGCGTCTGTTTATTGACCCTCAGTGTACTAAGCCAAACTTGAGTGATTGCGGCTGGATTGGCAGACAGCACATTGAGAATTACTGGGATGTTGAGCGAAGATTTGATCTACCTGCTGGCTCTCTTAGTCGTTACGCACGTAATGTTGGCGTGGCTGGTGCAGACGCTAATGAGGTATCTGAGAGTGGCAGGGATGAATATCATCCGATCAAGAACAGTGCCTACGCAACGTCTAATAAGATTATCTGGTATGAGATCTACTCTAAGGTAGGTGTGGGTACTCGCCTAGATGATTTTGATTCGACTCTACATGAAGCGTTCGAGCAGACTGTTGGCGACTTCGCTTACTTGGCTGTGGCTAAAGGTGTACCCTTTCCGCTTAACTTTCCGCCAAGTACCGCAGAGCTTGGCGACGATGAGATACGTAGGGCATTGGATTGGCCTGTTCCGATCTACAGAGATGGTCGCTGGCCTGTGTCACTGCTGGACTTCTATGAGGCTTCTAGTGGCCCTTGGCCTCTGGCTCCGATTGGCATGGGGCTAGGCGAGTTGATTTTCTTGAATGTGATGATGTCATGCTTGTGTGATCGTGTCTATCAGAACTCAAGAAACATTTGGGCTGTGCTCAAGGAAGCTGGCGATGATGTTATTGGAAAGCTAAAGAGCAATGAGTTCAACATTATCGTTGAGCTAAATGGCATGGCTCACCAGAATATCAATGAGCTAGTTACGATGCTTCAGTCGCCTGCCATCAATTACGATGTGATACGTATGCTTGAGTACGTGTCGATGTCCTTCGATAAGCGGACGGGTCTAACTGAAGCTTTGTATGGGATGAATGTCGGCGGCAAGGTTGCTCGTACTGCGGCGGACATCAACTTCAAAGAGGCTGCTACGTCGATACGTCCTGACTGGATGAGTCGAAAGGTGGAGGCGTGGCAAACCAATAGGGCTAATGTTGAGCGTATCTACGCTGGCTGGAATGTACGTGGGCAAGATTTGGTTCCTTTGTTTGGCCCAGAGGGTGCACAGATTTGGGATGAGTTGATTGCCAACGAAGATCCAGAGATCTATGTTCGAGAGATGGCTATGACGATCGAAGCCAATTCGATACGCAAGCCAAACAAGTTCCGTGACAATGAGAACCTGACTCGCATTGCTCAGTATCTTCTGCCGCAGCTTAATCAGATTGCAATGGCAGGTAATCCAGAGCCTCTTAATGCGTTCATTAAGTCAATTGGCGATGCGATGGAGCAGGATGTGACCGATTGGTTAATTCCTGCTATGCAGCCTCAGATGCCTCCTCAGCAAGGGCAGATGCCACCTCCTGAGCAAATGCCACCTCCTGAACAGCAGATTCCTCCGCAGGAAGAAATGCCTCCAGAGGCTATGCCTATGGATATGCAAGCCCCTCCTCCTGAGATGATGCAGCCAGATGTTATGAGTCAGAGTCCTGAGATGGATCCTGAGATGATGGCGATGTTAGAGAACCTACCCCCTGAAGCGTTAATGGAGTTGAGTGGTGGCTTATAAGATCAAGATCAACGGTGTAGTTCACACTATGATTGAGAGTGATGGGGAGGTTCGCTATGAACCGCCTTTACCTGAAAGTGAAATCGTTAAGGGCAGGAAGAATATGAGGGAGGTGTTAGCCTCCAAGAAATTCCCTGGTGTTAGTACAGAGAACACATTCTTCTCTGGTCGCGGCACTCTAGAGAATCAATTTAAGGATGACCCTGAGTTCCTCCAAGAGATTATTGAGGGAGCCAAGGCTGACGGATATACCCCAAACCCCAATGATGTTTACTTGAGTCAGCTTGCTAGGAAGCCAGGAGATAAACGAGCTTTTGTTTCGCAGGCTGATGGCGTGTCAAAGATTCGCAAGGTGTGTGAAGAGAATCGTCTGCAATGCGATGAAGTTGGTACGCAAAAGTACGAGGTGGCACCAAAGGCACCTGTGCGATTGGCTGAGGATTTAGTTCAGGCTGAAGTCGCAAAGTATAAGTCAAGTCCTGAGTTTTCTAGGATGGGAGACCAGGAATTACGGGAGTTTGTTGTGGATCAACATGGAGCAAGGAGTTAGGAATGTCTTTAACTGGGACCGAGCGAAGTTCACTTATTGCGGCAGTAGCTCAGCCTTCGCCTGGGCGCAAACTGGCTGATGTCATCAACCTTATGGATGATGGTGCTTATACAGTTTCTTATTCGATTGGTGCTGAGGCTACCAATGCGATTGCTGTGACGATTACGGTCAAGACGATCGACAATCGTGCTTTGGATAATCGCGTCTGTTTGGATTTTCTTTTGATCAGCAGCACATCTACGTTTGCACTCAATGCAACCGACTACACGATTGCAGCTACCACTGGGGTTGTCGCTGAACTTGTTGCCGACAAGGTGTTGCGAGTCGTAACGAGCGCTACTGGCGTTGCGGTGTTGACTTTCACCTTTGCAAGCACTGCTACGAGCTTCTTGGCTGCTTGCTTGCCAGGTGGTGCGATGACTGTCTCTGGCGCAATTACTCACACCTAATGATGGGGTAGTCTGTGACCTACTTAGCTAGCTGGAACAATGTGTTCACTTTCTGGGACATGGTTCAGAGACTGTTGCTTCGTAACGGTCTGGCTGGCTCAGAGGTTGACATTGCACGTTTGCGAGTGGCGATCGATAAGGCTTATCGGATGTTACCTGCCATACACAACTGGAGGTTTTACAATCGTAGGCTGACGTTGCTTGTTGAGGCTCCGCAGACGATCGATGCTGTGTCGTATGACCATACAGGTGGAACTTACGAGCGCCAGTTGACTATCACTGGCTCCTCGGTTTGGCCAACCACTGCTGTCTACGGCGAGATTATTCTTGGTGATGTAGTTTACCAGATCGAACGTCGCGTGAGTAATACGATCGTCACGCTGACAGAGGAAACTAATCCTGGTAAGGATGTGTCTGGTACTGGATTGATATGGTTTCGGAGTTGCTATCCGTTTCCTGTTCCAGTCAAGCAGGTAGCGGAAGCGTGGAGAGGAAACCAGATATACAGGTTAAAAGCTTGTACGTCTTTAGACTATCCTCGTTTTCGCAAGATGTTTCGTCAGCCAGGGACTCCAATCCAGTATGCCATTCTGCCTAGTCGCGATCGTATGGGTGTGATGGATTTCTGCTTGGTTCCTCCGCCAACAGTGGCTGAGGTGTATGAAGTTCATGTCGATGTGGCTCCTACGCCACTAAGGACATATGAGGT